TTGTATCCTGATATCCTCGAATTTCTGGCGTCGTTGCGCTTCGTTGAACTTCTCCTGCGCGTCGGCGGCGATATTAAGTTTCCGCGCCGTCGTATCGAGCGATATCCCTAGATCGCCGTAAGCGTCGGAAAGTTCGCCGACGAGCTTGGCCGCTTCTTCCATCTCGCTATCGGTCAGGACTTGTTGCTCCGAGAGCTCTTGTAGGCGGCGAAAAGAGTTTTGAAGTTCAGCTTGCGCCGCCTGATGCGCTGCGACCTGTTTTTTAACGGCTTCGGCAGAACTGCGCATCGCGTCGTCCGCCTTTTTGGCCGCGATAACATACTTCGTTCCGAGCGCAACCGCCGCGCCGCCGACAACTGTCGCTAACAGCGCAAAGGGGCCGAAGCTTGACGCCACAACCGCCTTTAATACGCCTATAGTCTTGCCTAGATTCTTAAAAGAGGCCGTAAGATTAACGACCTTTCCCGCGATCCCGACCGCGCTGCCTAAGACTTGGAAGCCCTTGCCGACGACATAAAGCTCCGCGCCTGCTACCACAAGATTTTTGGCCAAGAGCATAAAAGACTTGATAAGCTCTTTGTTGTCCTGTATCCACGCAGTCGCGCGCGCAGAAACGTCCTGAATCTTAGAAGAAACTGATTCAAGCTCAGGCGCTAGACTTTCGCCGAGCGCAATCATGGAGCCTTCAACGGCGGACGCCAAGAGTCGGAAAGAACCGCCGATTCCCGCGTCCATCTGGCCCGCGACGTCCTTAGCCTTCCCCGCCGCTGCGTCAATCGACTTATAGAAGTCGTCGAAATTCGCCTTGGTCAGCGCCGCGCCACCGGCGAGGCCGATCTTTCCGAAAAGCCCTTTGAAGACGTCTAATCTTTGCGCGTTAGGGAGCTTGGCCGTCGCACGTCCGACGTCGAGGAGCACGTCGGCGGCGTTGCGCAGCTTCCCGTTCATGTCGACCGTCTCGACGCCGATCGCGCGAAACTTCTCCTGTATCGCAGGATCCGCCATCTGCATGAGGACGTTTTTAAAGACGGTGCCCGCCTGCGACCCCTTGACGCTAAAGTTCGCAAGCGCGCCGATGATCTTCGAAGTGTCCTCCAGCGTCATCCCCGCCTGACTCGCAAGGGGCGCGACGTATTTAAGCGCCTCGCCCATATCGCCGAGATTCTGCGCCGAGCCATTGGCGGCCACCGTCAAAACGTCGCAGACGCGCGCCATATCCGAGGCGCTGAGCCCGAACGCGCGCAGCGCTCCAGACGCGATCTGCGTCGCCGTGGGAACCTCCGTCGCCGTTGCGCGCGCAAGATCCATGACGCCGCCTATCGCGTCTGAGATCTCATTTGAGGCAAAGCCCGCGCGCCCCAGTTCGACCATCCCCGCGGCGACCTGCGCGGCGGTAAAGCTCGTCGTACGTCCGAGCTCTTTCGCCTGCTCAGTAAGCTTTGCGAATTCGCCCGCCGTGGCGCCCGTGACCGCCTGAACGATGCGCATCTGGTCGTCGAAGGACGCAAAGGTCTTAACGGAAAGAGAAACAGGCGCCGCGATCGCCGCCCCAGCGCCCATCATCCTTTTGCCGAGATCAGCATAAGATAGTCCGAATCTTTTAAGGTCGCGCTCAGATTGACGCAGCGCCCTTGTGAGCGGCGTTCTATCGGCGCCAATTTCGACGTACGCGCGCCCGGCGCGGATCCCTGCAACGCTTGCCATCTATTTTACCCCTTGCGAAAATGACGATCTAGAAACTCGTCGAACCCGCGCGCCTGTGTCTCCGCTCGTTGCTGTCGACGCCGCTGTGCAACTAAAAACGGGTTGCAGTCCGCCGGTGTGACGCAATGCGACCGCTTCGTCGCATGAACGTTGCGAATTGTCGCCACGAGGAACGACTGGAGCTCAAACCGCGCCTCTAGCGCGCCTAGGGCGTAGTCGTTGAGTTCTCCCCAAGTGCATTCGCGCCAGTTGCTGAGGCCTGCTCGGCCTGCAAGTCGGACAATATCTGACCAAATATCTGCTTGGCCGTTATTGTTCCGTCTTCGATCCTTTTCATCGTGTTGGTCTTGAACTCTTCCGCGGCTTCTATCGTCTTCGCGAACGCCACGTTGCCGCGCTGTTCGAAAAAAGAGGAATATTCCTCTTGGAAGGCGTCCTGTGCCTTCTTAAGAGTCTCGGCGTCGAAGACGTCGTATACTTCAGACTCTTTGACATTGTTCGCCGCGCATTGCGGCTTAATAAGCTCCGCAATAACCTTGCCGAAAAAGAGATCGTCTAGAAGCAGCCGAACAGCAAGGGGAACTTCCATCTCCGTATTAGAAGTCGGATCTAAAAGGTTAAAGCCAGTAGCGTCAAAAACGCGCTTCGCAGATCCGAGCGTCAGGTTGATCTTCCAAACACGATCTTTTTTATCCGTGAACGTTTTCATCTTTTACCTCTGAAGAAAGCGCCGCGCCGAAAATGTTGAAAAACGGCGCGGCGCATCGCGGGAGTCACTCATCGTAGGGGTCAATCGTGCTATAGGAAGACGCCTGCGACGCGGCGCCGCTCCCGCTAACTCGAGTCACCTTGCCGCAGTTTTTAAGCGTAATTGAACAGGCGGTTCCTTCCTGCAAGTTCTGAGTTTCCGACATCGACGTGATTTTAAAGACTCCGGAGACGCCCTTGCCGGATTTCCCGCTCGTGCAGATAACTACGAACCCCTTAGAGTCGTATTCGTCGCTGAAGAAGAGGTTTCTGAGCCCCTCTTGCGCGACGTCGGCGCCGTTCTTGAAATATTGCACGTCGATTGTCGCGCTTCTAGGGCCCGCCGCTTCGCTCGTCCACCCCTCGTCGTCGCGCGTCGAAAGATCGATCGTCGTGGCCTCAATCGTGATGCTGACGTTTTCAATGCCGCCCATCTTGACAGTGCCGACCGTAAGTTCGCCGTCCTTGCCAAGATCGAAGGTGTTCGTAAGCGGTACCGATGTAAATGTTCCAGCCATAGCTTCCCCCTGTTAAAACAAATCTTTGAAGAACGATTCCGTATAGGGAATCGATTTCTTAAGCGCCGGCCGCATATATGGCCGCGCCCTGTAATAGCCTTCCGACCCAAATCTTTTATCCCCATACCCGCCGTACTCGAGCAGCTCAGGGACGTTCCCCTCGCCGTCGTATAGCTTCATAGGGCCAATAACGACTGTCCGATTAAAACCGTCCCAGCCGAAGTAGATGAATCTCTTAAGAAGCCCGGTATGCCCTAGTGGGGGTTCGCCGGGCTTGCTGACCTTTTTCTTCTCCGTCGCGTTCTTTATAGAATTTCTCGCAACGCTGCGGCAATACGCTCCGAATCTACTGAGTCCTTTGCGCTCGGCAGCAGCCGTCTCTCTTATAACGAGATCTCGGTCGAAGAATAGGTAATAGTCTTTTGATTTAACGTACATCGAACCGTGCGTGTCTCTCAAAAGTGATGGTTAGCGCCCCGTTATAGACGTAATAACGTTCCAGCTGCACAGGGTCGTAAAGCATGTCGGTCTGCACGTCGACAACGTGATACTCTCCTCCGTCCTCCATTGTGAAAACGGAGAAAACGGCGGAAAGGGCTATCTGTTGCAGAAGGGCGATATACTCGTCGCAAATAGCCGTGTTGTTGACGACGTCGCCTTGATCGCTCACGTTCTTGTACAAGACGACGCCGACGGCGGCGGTCTCCTTGGCCCCGTCTCTGGCGATGCGCTGTAACGCGTAGAGCCCCGGCACGATCACGCATTTAAGGTCTCTCTCAGACTGCGTGTCGTACTGCGGAACAAGAGATACAACCGGGCGAGAGCCGATAATACCTAACTCGTCGATAGCCGAGGCGACTGCCGCCGCCAGCTCAAGAATTTTTGAGTTCATAACAATTGTTGCGTATGGATTCGCATAATCTTCCCATAGGGATCATCGTTGCGCCAAAGCTCATTCACGATCGGTTTCACGATGTAGGACGATAGAATCCTAGCGCGGCTCGGCGCGGCGCCAGTCAGGACGCCTTCGCGGGACAATTCGGCGGCAACCTCGTTACCGCCGGGGTCGTAAATCCTGACGTCAGCGACGGCGTCCACAAGGATCGCCGCCGCGGCGCCGTCCGAGTCGTCGTAGCCTGTAAAGACCTGCTCTCCAAGCGCCTCGATAAGAGAGATCCTATCGCCTGATTTAGGGATATATGCCTTGGCGTCAGAGATACATTCCGTCGCGCCGCTGATTAAAAAATCAACGGAATAAACGGTCACGCGGCGCCCCGTAGCGTCGACGTCGTCGAACGCCGAGGACGCTTTAACCGCCGTCGTATCGAATAACACCGTGTCGCCGCGAACCACACGGATCGCGCTACCGGCGTTGTCGAACAACACCGCACGCAGCATGTCGACTCCCGCCTCCATCATGTTTGCCATCACAACAGCTCCGGATCGGGGATATCGAGTGCGACAGACGCGACGGCGGCCAAGTCGCCAAAGACCTCGTATAAGAAGCCGTCGCGACTCTCTTCGCGCAGGATCCCGCCGTCGGCCAGTGCGGCTGTTATGTCAGTACCAGCCGAATCAAGCACGACGACCTCGATCCCCTTGTCAAAGAGGATCGCTTTGGCTTCCCCATACGAGTTATCGTAGTCCCTAAGCGTTAGCATTGTAACGCTCACTTCAGAAGAACCTTAGCGACGCCGTCGCCCGCTTCGCATTTTTCGGCGAAGTAGCCGATCGACACGCCGCTGGTTCCTGCCTCCGCTGCAACGGTGCTCGTCGCGGGATCCCAGAACGCCTCGGCGCCCTGTTCTGCGGCGACGTCTTCTGCGACGTCAAAAGACCACGTTCCTTGCGTCTCGATTGAGCCGAGTTCGCCCGGTTCAATCCGCGCGTTAGCGACTCCAAAGAGCGCGTTGTTAAGGATCCCCGTTCCAGCGAGAATCGGCTCGACGCCGGGATTGACATAGTTATATCCCGTTCCTTGCCTAATAAGCGCCATAATCTGTCCTTTCCTTTTATGCGGTGATCTTCATCGCACCGCGGTAATCTTCCTGCGCGACGCCGAAGTTGACGTGCGCGTCAAATTCAAGCCCGAGTTTGCCGATTTGGAATTCGCTGCGTCTAATCGTCGGCGCGATGCGTCCTTTCAAGAACGCAATTTCAAACGCGGCCAAGCGATTCGGGTTGGCCAGCAGATACCATGTCGTCTCGCTGTTGCCGACGTAGCCCGGGTGTGCCAGCGCGGGCGCAATCACGACCTTGAAGCGGCCGACATTCGGGTTGTAGTTCGCGGGGCTGTTGCCCTCGGCGCCGTTGTTGAAGAGCGTCGCCTTGGTGAGCATCAGCGCTTTGTCGGCGATCGTCGTCGGAACGACGAGCACGGACGGCGCAACGCCGATAAAGGTCTTGTCAGACGCCTTTTTCGATCTCTTGCGGTTGATAAACGCGGCATAGGCGGCGGAAAGGTTCTCCTGCGTCAGCGGCGCAGTCTCTTTCAAGCTGCCGTTACCGGCCGAATAGAATTTGTTGCCGTTGGAAGTGTCTTCAGGATCCATGAAGAGCTTGAAGCATTCTTCCGTGATAGCCGCGTTCGCGCTATACGTCACGTTGCGCAACATTTCGCCCCAGACGCCAAACGCTTCACCGTTGACAAGGTCTTGATAGCTGATCGCCATCGTGCGCCCGTAGGTGTGCGCTTTAATCGTATATTGCTCGTCGTACAGCACCCCGCTCTCGAACTCGGCGCCGGGCGGCGTCTTCTTCAGGATCATGTCAGACTCCATACGCCAGCGTTCGGCGAGTTTAAAGTCGTTGACCGACGAGACCTTGAAGATTTCGCGCCAGCTCAGATCGTCGCTCTCCAGCGCCTGTAGCATCATCGCGTTGGCGTTGGTCGTAAGGATCGACCCGAGGTTGTGCGTTCCTAGCGCCGCTTTAATCGAGTCGCCGGGAGACTTCTTGAACGAATAATGCGGCGCGTTGCACACTCGCTCGCAGAATTCAAGGAAGTCAAGGCTCCCGATCGCGTCGGCGGCGGAAAGTTCCTCGTCGCTATAACGTCTCTCAAAGTCATGGAATCCCGCGGCGCGCATCGCCACGATCTCCATCGTGCGCCTTTTCATACGCTCTTTCCTGCCCTCGGCAATAATTGGTTCTGCTAGCGAGTCCGGCTCATGGACTTCAGGAGCCGGTGGTCGCGCGCCTCTGACGCTTTCAAGCTCGAACTTGTCGGGCGTCCAGCCCTCGCGAATCGCTTGCGCAATGAGCGCGTCGTCGTTCGGCTTGGCGCGCCTCTTGATCTCTGCGATGCGGTCATATTCCGCCGCAACAATTTCGCGCTGCTTCGCGATGTTGGCGTCAATCTGCTCCGTGTCGACGGACTGACGCTCGGCGTCAATTTTCATTTCTTCAGGCGCGCTGTCGATCTTCTTTTCCTGATCAGGCGCCGGTGTAGGATTGTTGTTCACAGGCATATCACCTTTCCCCCATAATCGAGCCGTGATCTTCGAAGACGTCCCAGAGTCGGCTCCATACTCGACGACGCTGACTTCATATAACTCAAACTTCTTGGCGATCGTCGCCGGGCCCTTGATCGTTTTTCCGTGAAGATCATATTCTTCTCCAGCCTCAACTTCGACTGCCTCTCTGATGACGCCGCCGACGCTCGCTTGCCACGGAAAGCCGTTTAACGAGCTCGAGACGAAGTCGCGGGAATATTCCGTCTCGCGACTGACGACGCCTTCGACGATCAAGTTGGCGCCCTCGGCGGTGATCGCCGTGCTGTGCCCGATGCCGTTAGGCATCCGGTGACGGTATATGATCGGGATCGAGTCGTTCTCCGCAAAGACGCCGGCGGCGTCGATAGCTACCGCCTTGTCGTCGCCAAAAAACATAGACGCGCCCGTGTTCGCGATCATCCGAAACTTACGCAGCCCGCCGTCCGCCGGCTTGCGCTCGCATTCTATTTTCGCCTTTAAATTTAGTTGCGCGTTAATTTCCATCCTCTTCGTCCTCCACGTCTTCCTCGTCGTTCATCAGCCCCGATTGCGCGTCATTCAACGTCAGGCCAAGCTCCTCGATGCGCCTGCGTTCCTTCGCGATCTGAATGAGTTCGTTTTCCCAGTCCTTACCTTGCTTGCCGTACTCGACCATCAGGCTGGTTGTCATGTTCGCCAGTCTGGTCGACTGCGCCTTAGCCTCTTTGATCGGGTCTACATGCTCGAATCCGTCGTAATACCAGAACGTTTTAGGAACGGCGCTCGGCAGTCCGTTAAGAAGCGCATATTCGCGCCACCATTGACGGAAAAGGGGCCGCATGACGTTGTCGCTACAGTTCGACTGATCGACGCGAATCGACTTCTGAAACTCTTGATGATCAAGGCGCCCCGACGCGTAGTTGTAGCGAGAAGAATCGCCCGCGACGATATTGACTGGAATCTGCAGCGACCGTCCGATCTCTCCGAGGATCTCGCGCTTAAAGTCGCTATAAGTGACCGACGGCTGTTCCGCTTTGAGTTGCGAGATCTTCCATCCTTCCGGCAAGGTAGTAACCATGCCGCGCTCGATGTTGAGCGCCTCAAATGGATTAGCGCTCCAAACTGGCGAGCCGCCAAAATCGTTCGCCGCGTCCGTCTGAATGAAACCCGCAAAGTCAGCCGCCGTTTCTGCCGCAGTAACGACCGCAAGGGTGTAGCGTCTCAGGAGCGCGAACAAATTCAAGCTCGCGGCTATTTCCGGCGCCCCGCGGTGTTGCTCCGGCAGAGTGCGGCGATACCAGTGAATAACGTCCGAGGCGTTATAGACCCGCGCGTCCTCGTTGCGAAGATCAAGCCCGAAGCTATCGCCGGGATGACGCGTCAAAACGCGGTAGGAAACAGGAACTCCATATTTGTTAAGTTGGATTCCGTCAACGTTGTTCTCTTTTTCCTTCCCGATCTCTCCGACGACACGCTCGGCGTCAATCGGCATAATGTCCAGCTTAACGGGGTTCTTAAGATCTAAATTTGTGTACAAAATCGCGAAGGCTTCGCCGTCTTGGAACCGCGCAAAGCGCATCGCGCGCAGCTTTTCTGCGAGGTGAATCTCCTCAGCCCAGTCGTCAAACGTCCACTCAACGTCTTTCTCAAGGTCGCGATCGTCGACGAAGGCCTGTAGCCGCGGCCCCGTCCCGACGACGGCGTTGGCGATCGCCAGCGCGACGCCCATCGCGTAGCTGTTGTTCGCAATTTCATATCGCGCGCGCTCCCGCAGCCCTCGTCGCGTATCATGGTCAAGAGACGCGTCGATCGACTTGGAGTCGGCCCACAACCAATGGTTACGAAGGTCGTACAACGTCAGAGCGTCGTAGCGAACCGCTTTAACACGATCTCGGCGCCAGTCGTCAGGCCGATAGGCGGACGCAGCGGCGGCGCTGCGCATCGAGCCGTTGCGACCGCTCTCGCGCCCCACCGCCTTGGCCTTTTTCTTGTCGCCCCAAACGTTAACGTTGAAACTGAACCCCGCCATTAATTGCGATTCCTTACCCTGTAAAATCCCATGCGCTTTAAAACCGACTTCGGCCCGTCGCCGCCCGCGTCAACCGCCGCCTTCTTTTGAAGGTATTCAAGCGCTTTAATCAAGTCGCTAATCGAATGGTTTTCGACCCGCCCGCTGTCGGTTTGAACCGACTTCGGCTGCGACAGGCTCTCAAGGAGCTCTTTAGCTTTTTTTTCTTTGTCCATGCTCTCACCTCCTGCGCGGCGCGTAGTTGCGGCCTTGCGCCTTGCGCTGCATCTCGGCAAAGGAGACGCGCTTGACCTTCGTGCGGCGGATACCCGACGTCAGGCCCTCAAGCGCCGCGCCGCTCATCGACGCCGCCACGCAGCAGCCAACGAGACAGTCGAAATAATGGTTGTCGCGATGAGGTCGAAGGCGCCATTCGTCAACCCGCCGGCCGCGGCCAGTGACCTGAGTCCTGTATTCTGCGTTTAAATGGTCGTTAAAAAGCGCGTGCTCGCTCGCAGCGCCATTAAAGGCTAAACGGCCGGGGTCGCCCGCCCTCGTCGTCAGGCGCGCAAAGACGAACGACTTCCAGTGGTTCGTATCGACGAGGACGCGCCGAATTTGTCGCCGATGGCCGTCGTTAGGCGCGCGCCAGTGCGGGCCGCAAACATCGCCGCGTTTAAACGCGTATTCGCTGAACGGCTTCGACGCCGCGCCAACGTATTTTCCGTGCGACGGAGTGATCCTGTCGCGCCATGCGCTCTCCTGGATAAACTGGTAAACCGTGTCCGTCGTCTGGCCCCAGTTCGCGTCGATTAGAACGCGCTTAAGGGGGATAGCGACGCCGTCGCTGCGCCGCCAGTCTTTCTCAAAGAGCTGTTTTGTGACCGCCGCTAGGCCGCCGTAAACCTGACCTTCTAGCCCCGCCCCCGGGACAACGTCCTCAAGGACGGGCTTCGCCTCCTCCAGCCTGAACCACTTGCGCCGCTGTTTGGGGAAGACGTCATAGTCAACGACGACGCCCGTAAAATTATGTTCCCACGCGCAGACGACCCAGTACAACAAGTTTTTATGAACGTCGATAAAGGCGGTAAGGAACTGACTTTCCTCCGGGATTTCGCCGCGTTTGTAGCCCGATAGCGCCGCACCGCCCGTTGCGTCGAACTCCGTCGCCTCCAAACTTTCAACGACCGGGGCGTTTTGGTATTCCGAGGCGAAGGCGCCCTCGTCGCGAAATTTTAGGTTCATCGCATACTGGACGGCGCTGATCTCATCGACGTTATAACGGTCTTGCCACGTCGGCTGCGCGCCCTCGTCCATCGCCTCGCGATTCTGGCGATAAAACTCCGTCGCTTGCGAGCCGTCGCCGTCCGCCAAAAGCTCGGCCTCTCGTATCTGGCGGTATTCTTCCCAGAGGTCGAGGTTTTTAGGGAACGATTTCATCAACTGATATCGTTCTCCGCGGAACTCCGGGTTCCTTGTCCGATCAAGAAGCCGCTGCGCGACGTCGTTTTCCGCAATCACTGTCGTTGTGATGCAGCACGCCATTTTTCGCCCCGGGCCCGCCATGCCGAGGATATCCGCCTTGATGATCTTCTCGCGGTCGGCGCACTGCGTTTCCGACTGCGCCGACTCGCGAGTCTGTGGGTCGTCGACAAATACAAGCGACGGGCGAACCTTGCGTCCGTCGGCCCGCGTATGCGACAAACCGCGAATATCCGATCCACTCATCCCTGACGTCATGACGCAGACGCCGGAGGCGACCGAGCCCTCGATCGTCGGCAAGACCATTTTTGACGCCTTCCAGTTGATGCGCGTCTTAACGCCGTTGTACATCTGGCCGCGCTGTCGCTGCGCAATGCGTTCCAGCTTGCGTACGGGATAACAAACCTCCGGAAAATCTTCCAAAAGCGTATCGTTCGTCTCGAGCCATACCTTAAGACCTTCGAGAAGCGCGTCGGCGCGGTTTGCGTTCGACGCGATCAGGACGACGAAGTCTGTTTGGCCCGTCATCGCCGCCCAGAGCACCGCTATCTGGTTAAGAGTCGTTTTGCCAGAGCCGCGGGGCATCGCTAGCGCGAAACATTCGCCATTGCGAATAACTCGCTCTATCTTCTCGATGACCTGTAAATGTATCTCCGACCATTCAAGGTAAAAAACGTCTTTAAAATACGATTCGCAGAAAGCTTTAAAGGACGCGCACGCGCGCTTCTTGCGCGCAGGATCGACAACAGACGGCATCGGCGCGATTTCTTGCGTCTTCTGCACCTGCTCGCGATTCCAGCGTCGGATATCCTCTAACTGTTGCTGCCTGTCGTACATGAATCATGATCTACAGTCGAACACGCCGCCCGCAATCGTCGGCGCGTCATTACAAATAATGGTTCTCTGTTTGTCTAACGCCCAGTCGTTGGGCTCTGTAAAAGAACCCGATTCAGGGGCTCCGTTGTAGTAATAAATGCGCGGAACAGGATCGGAAATAATCCATTCCTCGCCGTTGTAAACGCGGAATTTATGCGCCTTGGCGCTATGAAGCGTTAAAGCGCCGCCTGACGCTTCAACGACAACCCATTGATCGTATGCAGGGGCAAGCGAAAACTCGACCGTCTTCGCGGGGACGCCATAATCGCCCGCCATCTCGTACGATACCGTCGCCCTGTTGACGCGGATCCTTGCCGTAACAGCCCTTGTTTCGCCGCAGAACGCGCCTAACGTGAATCCTTGGACGTCGGCGCCTTCAAGGGCAGAAAGGCCTGTAACAGCCAGTGTGGCCCCGTTGGGCGCCGACAACGCCGTTCCTTCGCCGAGTTGAAAGTCGCCCACGGCTAAAATCGCCGACTCCTCTTGAATCGTCACCGTGCAATTGCGGCCCGTTTTTAGCGCCTCTAGAACGCCGCCTGTTCCGATCTTTAGCGCCGTAGAGCCTTGGAGCGCGATTGAGCTCTTGGACGGCGGAAAGCCGGAAAGAGAGGCGTTGTGGCCGATATAGAAAACGCCTGCGGAGATAGCGTCTGGAGCGGTGTATTTGCCGCGTGATGTAGACCATGACGCGGGATCCAAAAAGTTGGCCGCTTCTTGCGCCTCCGCAGCAAGAAAGTAATCGGCGTCGACGACTTCGATTGCGCCGAGTGCATAGGCCGTCCTGCCGTTTTTCTTCCATCCCCGTCGGTTGCCAAGAAGGTCGTCCGTTCCTTCGACCCCCGTCGCGCCGACGGAATATCGCGACTCTGGCAGCGGCGCCCAGTTCCACGTTTCCCACGGCGGCAAATTGTCGACGGAGTAACCCTCCATTGTGGAGGGAGCGTTCGCAAAGCCGCCGGCGCTTAAATCTACCCCGTCGATGCAGTTCGTTAAAACGACGTTGTCCGCGGCGTTGCCGGTGAAAGTCGCGCCAACGTTGCCCGCTATGGTGCAACGATTGAAAGTCGCCTTTAACGTCTTGCTGTCAACCCCCGCCGGAGCCGACAAATATATAACGCCGGTCAAAGAACCCGTAAAGAGACAGTCGTCGCATTCAATCGTCGTGTAGCCCGATCCCGCTTGCATCAGATAGATTGACAAAGAGTTAGAACCAAATACGCAACGCGTAAAAGAGGCCTTAACTGGAGCCTCTGCGGCCGCCTGAATAATAACGCGCCCCTTTAACGTAAAGCCAACAACGTTGAACTCGGCGCATGTTGCCTCCGTACGGATAAGCAGCGAGGAGTCCGTTTCAAGAATAGGCCGCGTCGATCCGGCGTCGATTGTCGTTGATGCCTCCGGCGCGATAAAAGGCGAAACGCTAATGCGAAATTGTTCTCCGACTCCGAAAACAGTCGGATCCGGCATAACAACGTCGCCCGGCGCCGCCGCCGTTAAAGCGGCCCGCAAGGAACCGTCGCCCATGTTTGCCGTGTTGTTGAAATATAGCGTCGCCATTGATTATTTCTCCGTCAACGTCGCCGTAAGACGCGCGTCGCCGCCCTCGTCGAAGTAGATCGGCGAACAGGCGATCCTCGCAACGACGTTGCCGGCCGTCAGTGCGGCCCGGGCTTTCTCAATCGCCGCGTCGATCGCAGACGCGTCAAGCTCGCCTGACGTCGTTGCCAAGAGCGTAAAAACTATCGCGTGTTCGCCCGCTTTTACACCGCTAATAATCTCTGTCTTTGTCTTCGTCAAAACATGTCTCCGTCAAAGTGGCAAGGCAGTCTGTCCGCAATGTCGTAGTGTGGTAGTTCCTCCAATTCGTCGTCGCAGGACGCCGCGCCCGGCATCTCGTCGACCCCCGCGTCGATGGCCGCGATAGCGTCGTCGTCGGCGCAATATAGCGTCGCTCGAGCCGCAGACTCTTGCTTCGCTTTCTCAAGCATAAAGGTGTCTGCGTAAATGCTAGAAAGAGTGATAGCGTCATACCTGTCCGATATCGCCCGAGCGTCAATCTCTCTAACCGCTTTCTCGACCGCGTCGATTATTACCCGGTCCATTAATTCTTCGTTTTCAACGATTTCCAACTTCTTGCCTAACTCGGCTTCGCAAGCCTTTACAAACACGCGCCAGTCGTCGCGAAGATCATAACCGGCTTTAATGGTTGCTAAATATGCAACCTTGTATAAACACGCTATCTCATTGCGATCCATATAACGCCTCCTCTACTGTGCCCTTTATTCGTCGCCAGAGCGTTCCTGCGCCGTCTTGTCCGTCGTACCGGCAGATTTTCGCGCCTCAACAGTCTCAAGAGCCGCCTTCATGATTTCTTCGTGCCTGCGTCGAATAGCCGCGCGCCAGACCTCGACCGCCTTGCCTCCTACTCTTGTAACGACTTGTATCAGTACAAGAATAAGAATAACCGCAACTCCGATATCGAATAGTTTCGACTTAACGGCGTTCTTTGCTTGCGTTTTAATAAGGTTGTCAATCGCCTCGGCAATTGTCGTACGCTCTTGCGAAGCGTTAAGCAGCGCCGCGCGGATCGAGGCAAAATCATTCTTGCTCGCAAGCGTTCTCACGTCAAAGTTCGGCGGGAAGACCCTTTCAAGCGCGGCGGAAACGTCCGCCCCCCTTGGCGCCGATGCAAGCTGCTTGCGGAGCGACGCTATGTCTTCCACTATCTTTGCCTGCGCCGACTCTACGCCAGCAAGAGAATTTAAGACGCCCCGGATCTGTCCTAGCGGCGTGACGGGGTCGAACTCCGTTTCTTCGAAGACAGGCGGGACGACTCGTTTAGTCGGAGCCGAAGAATCAAGAGTCTCTGAATCCGCAGCTTGCGCGGGATAAACCAGCTTTATCTCGTGATCTTCCCCGGCGGCGACAACGCTCGCACCGCAAAACAAAATCAGCGCAAATAACATCTTTTTCATAATACCGCCCCTTCTAGTTGCACGCTTCTACACGCTTCCTGTCCTGCCCGTTGTTGATGTATTTATGCCATTCAACCTGAAGCTCGCTCAGCGTCTTGTAGTCGTAAAAACGCGCCAAACTGTCGTTGATATTTCCCGTCTGCAGCAAATCCCGGAGGAACGCTGCGAACCACTCCGAACCGCCTCGCCCGATTAGAAAATCAACGACAGAAAAGCCCTCGTGATAAATCAACAACGAATTATCGTATGAGTTGCGCCCGTACAACTTGTCAATCGGCCAAAACTCGCCCGAGGAATAGCGGCGATACACCGTCTGCCGAAGAGCCTCGCGACGACGATATTCGCTGTTCTGCGCGACTCCCTCGTTCAAAAACAAATCAAAGTTCGAATTCAGGAAGTAGAAGAAGAACGCATGCGTCAGCTCGTGATCTAACGTGCCGCCGATGGCGTTCTCTAGCGACTCGTATACGACGACCTCCTTAACGACCGAGCCCGAGTAAAGGGTATACCCGGCGACTCCGTGGCCCGTGTAGGGCCGAAAAATCACGGGAAAGCTCTTCCAAACCTTGGGCGCCCCGTAACGAGCGGTAAGACGGTCAAGGATCTGATCGACTTCGTCCGCAATCTTTTCATTTTGCGCGGAAAAACGCGCCCGCGTGACGCCAACGGCGCGCTGCGAGACGGCGTCCGCATCTTGTTCCTCAGTCGTCTCCGTTGAAGTATCGCTAGCATGTTGCGTCGGCGCGCTTGGACGCGGGCCGCAGTGATACTGTCCGCACTGCGAACACCACCAGCAGCTTTGCCCAAGCGCGCCCGAGGCACAAAACGCAAAAACCGCCGCCAAAATCAATCTGCGCATATCGATTCTCTTTTAATACAAAAGACCCCGTCTACACAACTCCTCGCGCGAATTATATCGCATCCGCAGAAAATTTGCAACCCGTTAAAAACTAAGGAGAAACGCCTATGAACGCATTTTACGCGCTAGAAAACAAACCTCCAAGACACGCTACATATGGACTTTTAACGCAGAAATAACCGTACAGAAACGCCCAGACACACTACAAGACACCCCGCAAATCGTCCATTCTAAAAGATTTACAAGCTTTTAGATGGATAAATCTAAAATTTTGCTTAATTTTTTTTCTTGCCGGCAC